TGCCATGTCCATGTCGCCATCATTGTCAACATCAACCATAATCCAGTTGTCACCTTTTGGATCCATACTGTCACATTCACAATCTGTAGTTGGACAGCCTAACATGTCACCACACTTTTCACACTGTAGTGTTTTTGGCATCATATGGTGTGCTTCTTCAATTTCTTCTTCTTCAATCGCAACAGTTTCTTGCTCAGGTAGCTGCGCTAGTTCCTCTGCGATATTATCTAGTTTCGCTCTTAGTGATGCAATATCCATTGCTAGTCTCCTTTTGTTTTTGTAATCTTTGGTTCTGGATTAGTTGTTACAATATCATACATTTTAGTATTTTTTACAAAGTCTCCAAATTGTTTATACAAACTTTTGCTAGGTGCTTTCTCAGGCGGTTGTTTTACACTACTAGGATCTAGTTTATAATCTTTGCCGCGTAAAAATGCATACTTGTTTAAACGGTCATCTGTGTCATCGCCTGCATCTTTATTCCGTGCAATTTCAAAGTCGCCTGGCTCATCTCCCAGCTCAGGCTTTGTAATCTGTGGTAGTTTAGTTGTTGGAACATCTAGTTTAGGTTTAGCAGGTATTTGCGGTATCTTAGTTGTAGGATCATCTAGTTTAGGTTTTGCAACGTTAGCAAGTCTGTAATTTTGTGCAATACCACTTAGTGTATCACCACTTTTTACTGTGTAACTGCCGCCGCCTGGAAGTGTAATCTTTTGACCAGGATAGATTTTATTAGGATCTGCAATGCCACTTAGTTTTGCTAGTGTACTATAAGTTACACGCTCATCTAGTTCTTGTTGTGATTCAAAAATTAAGTCTGTCATCAGTCGCCCTTTTTGTCAAACTCGTATTTGCGTGTTTCCAAACTCTTAAGCATGTTCTCATTATATTCATCACCGAAGTTGTCTTTAGCATTGTTCGAATCTTTGTAGTCAGTGTCTAACTTTGCAGTATACTCATCGCCTTCTTCTTTTAGTGCTTCTTCGCGAGCAATTTCTTCAGGATGATCACTGTTAATAACCACTAAGTGACTTGCTGGAACGCCAACTGTTTGACTAATGTATTCATATAGTTGATGTGCAGTTACAGGATATTTTAGTTCTGTATCCATAATAAAAACTTCTGCATTTTGCAGTGTTTGAAAATCCATGGGATGTTCTTGAATTGGAGTTTTCTTTGGCTTGCTGATACTTGCAACTTCGTACTTTTCAAGTGCAGATTCCAGTGCGTTCATTGTTTCGTCATCGCATTTTTCAGCCATTTTAATACGAAACTTGTATGTTTGTTCGCTTTCAACGAGATAACTCTTTAAACTTTTCATTACAGTGTTCCTTATATACTAGTGTATTTATTACTTTTGTTCAGAGTTCCTGCCTAGTATTTCCATTAGAAGTTGGTTACGATCAACTGCTTGTCCTTCACCATCTTCAACTTCTTCACCATTGGCTTTTGCTTCTTTAGCAAGTCTAGCATCTAATGTTGCTTTTTTTAGTTGTAAATCAACCATGCGTAATTTTTTGTTGATCTTTGCATTTTTCGCACTTAATGCTGTGTCCAGCATACGAGCAGCATTGCTAAAAATCTCACCGCTAAAACGTGCTTCTACATTCATGCCTAAATCCATTAGGTCTTTGAATGTATCCTGTGCTAATACAGCAATGTCATCCATTTCTTTATCGCTGGTACCAAGTTCACTTACACTTGGTAATGCAGCATCAATCTTATCTACATTAGTAAGTGCTGTTTGTATTTGCGGCAAGTCTTTAGCAGTCACAGCCTCTACAACTGTGCTATTTTCTTCTGCTGTGATGTTTAATTCATCTGCAGGTGCTACATCAAATAATTCTTCAAGTTTTTTTGTCATACTAATAGTTATCCTTAGCGTTTACCGTTGTGAAAAATATCGTCTTCTGTAACTACTCTAAAGCGCAAGCCTTTGTGCTTTGCCCACTTTGCTGCTGCTTCCCACTTTGCGTGATTAATTGCAATAGCAAGTTTCTCTTTCTCGCGAGTCTTTTCTGTTAGCATTGTTTGTGCTTTGGGTTTGATCTCAATAAGTTCAGCATGCTTGTTGCCACGTTTGTCCTGATATACCACAACAAAATCTGGTACATAAACTGTGCCTTTGCCTGTAAGTGGATTACGATAAGGTATTTGTATTGCTTCACTTGCCCAACTTATTACACTTGGATTGTTGTCACAAAAACGCATAAAAGCATGTTCCCATCCACTGCGATAGCGAGGCTCTTTATTGCCACTATACTTTTCTGCATTTGTAATGGTGTATATGCCGTTAGCATATTTGTTACGACTAAACATTTACGCCTCCACTTGGCGTGCTATGTTCTCATTTGGAGTAATATTTGCTGTATACCCAAGTAGGCTTGTGGTTCTTCTGCTTAGATTTAAAAACGTAGGGATAGAACTTTTAAGATCGCCCGATTGTTCAAATTCTTTAATAATATCCACAATGTGTATATTGAGCTCATTTGCTGCTTGTATAACTGCGGCAGTAAGTGCTGCGGCAGCATCTTCGTTATTAGTACGAGATACAAAAAAACTTTTTGCTGCTTCGTACTCCATATCAGTCATGCTAATAGGCGAAGTGAAATAGTTAGTGAAGTAGTCCTGAACACGCTGATCAAAGTTATCTGCTGGATTAACGATTGGTAAATTTGTTTTTTGCGACATATTTTTCTACTTTTTACTGCCTACTAAATTTCTAAAAGTTGTTAAAGCATCACTGATATTATTTGGATGGCTTACTGTTCCATTAGTATTAGGAATCTTTTTTCCATATCCTACATTTAGATTAGTGTTTGTTGCTGCAGTATTATTATTAGTTTGTATGCTTTTGCCTTGACTAGATATAACTCCAATATCGGCTCCTGATATACTTTTAACTATGCCATCTGTAATACTGCCAACATATTTACTAGCGACATTTTCAACCAATCCAGTAACTGGTACCAAAATGTTGCTTGTTGATTTCTTGCCTGATAATAAATTATTTGCAAAAATTGATAGTGTATCTGTAAGTACATTTCCTGTGTTAAGCCTTGTTTCATTGTATACTATTTCAGCATCTTTGATAACACCAATTACATTACCTTGAAACAAATCTTTTGCTTCTTGCCCTGCTACACTCACAGTTTGTCCATTAATAAATGCTTCGGTACCTGTGTTTGTATTTGACAAATCGCTAGTTTCTACATCATAGTGTATATCAGTAAATCCACGTGGTGTAACATCGTTAACAAATCCAGTCGCATATTTCACAGTTTCGTATGCAAGTTGCATTGTGTTTTCCATAAGTCCGCCATTTGAATAAGCATGACTGTCATGGTTAAATGCAGTAATAATAGGATTGATTAGTGTATACTCTGCAAACTTGTGATTATGCATGCTGTAGATTTTAATGTTCTTAAAGAAACGTTTGTTTCCTCGCTGCAATCCCCACTGTTGCTGCACACGATTACTATACTTGTCATATGCGGTATAACTATTGCCGGTTAGACTATATGTTGGATCTGCATTATAATAGATATAATACTTGTGCCACATATTACGAATAAGTTCTTTTGCATCATCGTGAAAACGTACAGCAATTGGATTATAGCTCATGCTATGATGACTTTGTACTTTTCTATTGTATTGATTGTGTGTTTGTACATCTACAGTATAGGTAGGCAAGTCAACACTTTTGACTAAAATTGGAATTTCCAATTGGTCAACTGTGTTAAAAAGTGTTGCTGCTTCTGCTGTAAACTCAAACACAACATGAAAAAGATTACTGTATCGAGGCTGTAACTCAAAGTTATTGTCAACAAAAGTGCGCGACGCATGTTTGTAGTCGCGCATTGTTTCGCCTGTTGTTAAAGGTGATAGTGAATCATTTACACTAGCCATGGAATACTCCTATTAGCCAGTAACAGTAATGCCTGTTGTTCTCGCTACCGCTGCTCCAACGCCGTCACCTAGTGGTGCTTGAACTGCATTATCAAATCTGATAGTCATTGCAACTGTTGCTGCTTCTTGACTTGCATAGTTTAGATCACCGTAGTTGACATTCTGTACAAAGCAACCATATAGTTCCCAGGTCTCAAGTACACTTGGTGTGTTTGCTCCGTTGCCGCCATCTAAAATTTCAAAACGTGTAATAAACTTATAGTCAATGCCTGAACTTGCACTGCTCTGTTCCATGAAATCAAACTGCTTCTGAAGCTGCTCTCCTACCAACTTTGTAACACCTCCGTTTACATCGTCACGTAGATTGACTGTAACAGGATCCCAAGCATGCTTACCAATCAAGTATACTTTACTGTTGTAAATATCAATTGGCATTTCCTCAAAGGTAACTGCTGGTCGTGTAAGGTCGATGACCTGTTTAGTCATTTCTGTACGAGGACTGCTAACACCAAAGTTCT